CGTTACCGACAGAACCGCATCCTTATTAGCGGCGAGTGAAACCGGGGCACCGTCGCCCAAAAAAGTCCATCCAGCCGGGAACGTCAAAGTGCGCAACGATCCATCGCCGATAATACGTATAGTAATCGATTTGGGGGCACCCCTGTTCGAAGTAGTAAAAGTGACGTTGCCCGCAAGCGTTAAAGACCGATAGTCGTCCCCGTCAAAATCGATGTTGGTCGTTGCGCTATACGTCAGAACTGAGTGCGAATACGAACCCTCTGGACCCGTAGCACCAGTTGGACCTTTGATGTTCGCCACAACCGAATACACTCCGGCTGCTTTCTGGTAGACATCCCCGGTCACATCTTCGAGATAAAAATCCCCATTGACCCCGAGTCCATTCGAAGGCACACCAGTTCCTTCGCGCCATACTGACCCGTCAGCACCGTTTACTCCATCCGCGCCGTCCGCGCCATCAGCGCCATCAGCACCGGCTGCGCCGGTCGCTCCAGTCGGACCTTTTATGTTGGCAACGACAGAATAAGTCCCCGACGCTTTCTGGTAGACATCTCCGGTCGCATCGTCAAGATAAAAATCACCATTTATCCCGAGCCCATTAGAAGGCACACCAGTTCCTTCTCGCCACACCGTTGCTGTTCCATTCGACCCAGCCGGGCCTTTAATGTTAGCAACTACGGAATACGTGCCTGCGGCTTTTTGATAGACATCGCCTGTTACGTCTTCGAGATAAAAATCCCCATCCACCCCAAGGCCGTTTGACGGAGCCCCCGTTCCTTCACGCCATACTGATCCCGCCGCACCAGTTGCTCCCGTTGCACCGGTCGCACCGGTCGCACCAGCCGGGCCAGTTGCACCTTGCGGACCGGTCGCACCAGTTGCACCAGTCGCACCAGTCGCGCCGGTCGCACCAGCCGGACCAGTTGCACCAGCCGGACCCTGCGGTCCAGTCGCGCCGGTCGCGCCAGTCGGCCCCGCATCCCCCGTGTCCCCCTTCAAATTTTCCAACGGGACAAGTCGAAGACGAAAAACGCCCGGCGAAATTTCGACGGTCGCGACACCATACCCAGTCGGCAAACCGGGGTCCAAAAAAACTGGAATACTACTCGTTCTCACGCGTTATCGATACAAATTGTGTCACCATCGTTTTCCTGAACGATGATTCCGTTGTCGTCCTGCCACAAACAGGAAGCGTCTAATCCCGGGGAAGGCGGATTGGCAACTTCGAGAGCATACCCCGGAGCCAAGGCCGTCTTGTCCCCGCCATCGGGGCGGTCACAAACCGCTTCCGCAGCCACGACAGGAACCGTTATACCCCCATTACGATGCTGCTTGACCGATGAACGGCTCTCGCCGGACGCTGCTGTAATGGCGGGGGTGTTTACCCCGCCGTTACGAGACTGCTTAATCGACGCATGGCTTTCGCCGGACGCTGCCGTGGTTACGGGAGAAAAACCGCCCCGACTCATTCAATCCTAATCGCGGTAATCGTGGTTTTGAGAGCCCGGGCCGCAACCCGATCTGCCGTCGCGCACTTGCCGAACAGCGCAATCGTTTGGTTGGCCCCGTCAGTCGTCACAAACACATCGATCACCAATTGTTTCACGCTGTCTTCAGCGAAATCGTTTACTTCAACCTCAGAACCACTCACGTCCGACGCATTGGACGTGTTCCGAAGTTTCAGGGAAACAGTGTCGGTTATAGCGACGCTCGCCAAGCCAATAAGCCCCACAACCGCAGTCACTTTATAGATGCCTGCCGTGGGGAGAAGAATTTGCGGGGTCGAATTGGTATAATCAACTGCCGCATAAAGAAGCGGGAGATTGAAATCCACACCCACAGTCGCAAAGAAAAATGCATTGTCTTCCGTTAGGGAAGCCCCAGCCGGACCTTGCGGCCCCTGTGGACCTTGAGGGCCTGTCGGTCCCGTAACGCTGACGCCGGGGAACCCGGACGGCACCACGAGCTTGCCCGCCGTAATTGTGCCACTCGCGCCCGTTACTTCCTTGACCAGTGTCAGGAACAACGTTCCCGAAGTATCAGTCGCGTCCACGTGATACCAACCCGAGGTAGCGATGAAGATATAGCTGTTCTCCAAAATCGCCGGATTGTATTGCGTCTGAACAGTAACAGTCGGCGAGCCCAGCGTCGGCTGGGTGAACGACTGAAGCGTAACCGTGTATGCGTTACGACCATTTGTGCCGTCCGCTCCGGTCTCACCTTGCGGACCCGTCAAACCGAGGATACCATCCCGAAAAAGCCGAAGAAAATAGCACGCCAGCCCTTCGTCCTCAGCGCGAGGGTTATTCTCCAGTCCGGTTTCCAGATTGCACGGCAGCGTCCACACAACCTCGCCATCCACTTCAGACTTGACGACAACTCCAAAGAACTGCGCCGTAAAATTCTCGATCTGACTTGGGAGCGATTCGCACGCCGCCGTGTTCGTTTCCGACGTGGCGCAGGGATTGCCGCACGTCGCCGTATCTGTATTGCATCCGCAACTCATACCTTTTCCGTCAACTCCTTAATCATTTTTTGAGTCTCGGTTGACTGGCGACGTTCCTGCATTTCCCGAAACAATTCGAGAACCTGCTCGGACACGTCCGGCAGCTTTTCCTGCACTCGACGTTTAAACGCTTCCCCGCCTTCGAGCACTTCAGAGAAAGCTCGTGACACGGCCCGCCCGCCAACTTTGGCGACCCTCATCCCAACCGCCACCCCGGGGTTCGCCATAGAGACAAAGCTCAACGCCACCTTCAGCACGATGAACCCGAAAAAAATCAACAGCAAAGCCCCACCAGTCCAAACAAAATACGGCACCGAAAGCCAACCAGTGCCCTCGATCTTCTTACCTTCGTTCTTGTCGTTCTCCTTAGCGAACTTGGCGAGCATCAAATTATGTTCCGCCGTCAGACGCGCAACTTGCAGCCGCAGCACTTCAACTTCACCACTCCATGGGTTTTTTGGAGGACCGAGACTCAGGCTGACCGACTCGGCCAGCGACGCCGCTTCCCCAGCGGGCTTTTCCGCCGCGCTGCCCTCCAGTGCCGCGATGCGTTCCGCTTCACGAGCTTTTTGCGCGGCCAACAACACCGCCTGCCGCTCAGCTTCCTTTCGCTTCTCTGTCGGCTGCGGAAACTTCTGGACCTTGTCCTGTCCCAATTCCACCCGCTTCGGGATGAACGTGGAGCAGCCCGCGATCAACGTCGCGGCGAGTAAGAGTAGGAGATAACGCTTCACTTCTTCAATTCTTTCTCTTTGATCTTGTTGTCGAGGCGCACGCCCCGCACACGGACGCAAATCCAAACGATAGTGGCGATTGCAATTCCAAGTTGGCCGAGTGAAATCAACGGCGCGATAACCGGTTCAACCGCAGCGCAAATCTTTTGGACCCACGCCACTACCCCATTCGTTGCCACGAGGGCAACCATCGCTTTGTCAGACAGATTCATTTTGAAACTCATTTTAGGGAAGTCGCGCGAGCAGCTTCCGCAGGATTGAATAGGCTGAGTCGCCGAATTGGAAATCGTTTTCATTATCGGCCCCCACCTTCTTACGAGCTAAAATCTTTCGGAGCACCTGATGCTTTCCGTCACCGGGCCGAAAATCATTCTCGTCATCCGCCCCCGTTTTCCACCGCGCGAGAATTTTGCGCAGAGTGACGACTTCATTGTCGCCGGGACGAGAATCATTCTCGTCATCCGCGCCAGTTTTGATACGGGCGAGTAGTTTTTCGAATAGGTCCGTAAGCAAATCGCCGGATCGCCCGTCGTTCTCATGATCAGAGCCGGTTTTCGACTTCGCGAGAATCTCACGAACGATCTCCCACTCCGTATCTGCGAACTGAAATTCGTTTGCCATTTGAGGAAAAGCCGGGCGAAGGTTACTCGCCCCCGCCCGGCTCTGTTTTCGTCACCTACCCTTGACGATACTCGGTTTCCCGAGTTATTCTTCGCAGGTCACACCAACGGTGGTGTAGCTGTCAGCACCAGTGTAGCTGGACTGCACCGGCTCAGTCGGGCACTCCACCAGACCGAGGTCGGTCTTACAACGCTTGTAGGCGATGTGGATGATGTGCTGCGGACGGAGCGGCTTGTAAGCGCGCGTGATCTGGTATTTGTGCCAGCCGAAGTCACCCCACTGGTTACAGTGGTTGTCCTTCAGGTAATGCCATTCCAGTTCACCCATGTGCAACTGCGGGGCGAACTTGAAGCTGCCTTCGCCGACATACTTCTCGGGAACCTGACGTTCGAACGAGCCTTCGGCAATGAACGTGCCGATTTCGTAGTTGGCGTCGAGCCACGTCGGATTGGCCTTCGCGTAGGCAGTGCCTTTGGACGCGTTGGTAACAATCGTCACAGGGTTCAACAGGACCGGGAGCCCGGCACCGTCGAACGCGTTGAAACGCAGCGGGCGCTGATCGACACCGAAAGCGATGCCGCGATACGCCGGGGACTGCTCGAAGCCATAGGCCGTGAGCGCCGTTTCGCCGAGTTTGTAACCGCCCTGCGTGAGAGCAGTCATGACGTTCTGCACACCGACTTCGGAGCGGTAGTATTCGATCTGATCGCTACCACCGATGAAGCGGAAGTGAGGCATGGAGCCCGCGCTAGTATACCAGTCGGCGAAAAGAGTCTCCTTCAGGTAGCGCGCCAGATAGTGGAGCGCCTTGAAGGTCATCGGGCCGGTCGGGAGCAGCGGAGCGAACTTGACGCCGAGATCAGTCTCGGAGCCACCGGTAAACAACGAGTTGAAGTCGTAGTTGTGGTTGGCGGTGAACTTCGACGCCGAGCGCAGATACAACTGAGCGCGAACGTCAGCGTTCACATACTGGGTGATCAGCTTCTTCAAGCTGTCTTCAGCCATCGAATAGCTGCCTTTGAAGGCCGAATAGCCTTTCTTCACGCAGATGTTCGGGCCACGACCACGGAACGATTCCAGCTTGGTCGTAAACTCGATGGTGTCAGTCAGGTCTTGATGACCGGTCTGACCGCACATGTCCACGTCACAAAGGAACGTAGGCAGGGCAAGCGAGTCACCGGGAGCAGCCTGCATCTGCACGACGGAGCGAACGGTGTCGGAGACGCCGGACGGGAACGTCCCGCCGCCGATCACGTTCAAGTAAGGGGAGTTGGCCGCAAGCGACTTGGCGATTGAGCCAATGACGCGCGCGGTGTCCCTCGTAGCGATATCACTGATATCTGAGGGATCATCACAAAATTCTGCCATAATCCGAGTTTCCTAACAGAGACTTTACATTACCGGGTCTCAAACCGGCACCGAGAAAACGATCCTCTCGGCAGAGATTTATGTTTGGTCGCTGTGGCCATCAGCGGATAGGCCGTGCTCCCGACGCCGGGGAGCGCAGTAAGGCGTCAAGGAAACAGTGCTGCTAATTCAGAAGTCGGACAAGGTGCTAAATGACACCAATTGGTGTCATTTCAAATTCGAAGTCGCCCAATGATGAAGGCTGTCGTCCTTGACCCCGTGAACCAATGCGATACCCATCTTCTCGCGGAGCCACTTGGCTTCATCGGGGGCCATCGTCTTCTGCCCGCACCGGTTCGAAATTTTGCGGGAGTAGCCAACGCCCCAGCGCGCGAACTGCGGGAACAAATAAATGTCGTAGGGTTCACGTTGCGGGCAGCCGTTCAGAGTAAGGCCGCGAACAAACCATGTAAGAAATTTTTCATCCGCCGAGTAAAGCGCATTCCCGTTCAAGTGCATTTGCCAATGAAAAGTTTCGCTCCCCACCACATACTTGTTTAAACGGTTCCATTCCTCTTTCAGTTCGTCAATCCATGACTTGGTCAGCGGGACACAATCTGGCTCGAAACAAAGAACCCACTTATATCTCGACCGTCCCTTGAGCCGGGCCTCCAGCACCCACTCCAGCACCGAAAAAAATGTAACCCAGCACGCATACGGATGTCCAGCCGCGCGAATCCTCGGCTTGGCTGTGTGAACGTTGAACTTGCGTGCCACGTGGGCGACGGTAGCCACGTCGAACGAACTGTCGGCGCGAGCGAAGAACGCAAAGTCCACGTCCTCGCGCTTTGATGGTTCGAGATCGGCGAGGAACCGCGCGAGGCGCATGGCTTTATCCCGGTCCCCATCCCAATACTGAAGGCAGATCAACCCGTCTTTCATTCGTAAGCAAATCGGTAGAGCAGTTCACAGAGGCGCTCATACTCCGTCGCCAAGTCCACCTGTGGCGTCGTCGGAGAGAGCACCCCTCGGAGCCAGAACTTCAGATGCCCGAGATCAATCTGAGAAGGCCGGAGCGCCCGCGCGCCCAATCGCCGGACAAAATTCAACCGCGTATCATACGCGACCGCGACCGTAGGGATTCCCAAAGCCGCGCACACCGCAGCCCCGTGCAACCGGTTGCCAAAGTAGCATGTCGTTCGAGCGTAAAACGACAGGTATTCTTCTGCCGACGAAAAGAGTCGAACATCCTCGGGCTTCCATCCGAGGGAGAGGGCCAGATCGCGCTCAGGCTCCGTGTGGGCTACGAAGGTATACTCACTGCGAAGCAACTCCCTGACAATCGAATCGAACTTATCTACCCACGCGCCCGCATCGTCAGAGCTTAATGGAAAGTGTCCGCCGTCTACCATCAGGTTACAAACTTTTTGTGCTTTTTTCTGCAAAACCCTAGGAGGGACCGCGAAGGCTGAAGGACACACGCTGTCGATAAAACCCGGATGGTCCAACACCGTATTTCTGGTCGTCACCGCCCACGCGCGTTTATACACTTCGTAGATAGCTCGGATATACTTGACCGTGTCATGAATCTCCCCGACGCAAACACTACCGGCACCTAACACCAGAAAGTTGCGTCGATTCTTGGTCGGCCACCCACGCATTATCGGCTCCCACCAAAAATGATCGAGGCAATCAGTGCCGGGTCGTTGGCTCCACCAAAGAGGACGGCCCGCGAACACGCAGCGATCAAACGGACGTTCAGTCCACTCGTTAGGATTCTCAACGTTTAAACGATCAAACTCAGCATTTCGATCTACTGCCCTAATCAAATTTTCGGTGCCTATGCACGCAAATTCGTCACCCACGTTCGAGTTTAAAGTCTCGGGGGTGCGCCGGGCAGTTGTGAGTAGAAGCCATTTCATTCGAACACCATCCATGGAGCGCGAAGCACCGGCCACCGCGACTTGCCGGGATACGCCTTCGCATATTTATGAAATACCAGTGACTTGTCACGCAAAAATCCCATCGCGTAAAGCGACTCGGCCAGATTCAGAAAACTTGAGTCGATGAAATGAAGCTCCTTGGCCGCATAGATATCAGGAAGCCAGTCAAGTATAGACGGGCGTTGATCGATTCGGATTTGTTCCAAATTCTGTGGCAGCATGTTGCGCTTGACGAAAAAAGCCCGCCTCGGGTCTTCGTGAAAGACGACGGTCTCGCGGCGTGTGTAGCCGGGCTTATCCCAAAGTTTTTTAGGCAGTCGAAAATTAGTCCATCGGAGATCGAAGGACATCCCCGCCTGCCGATACATCTCCGAGTCCCACTTTGACTCGTCAAACCCGTTGGGATTGAAATAACCGAGGCACAGCTTGCGCGGCCAAATCGGCATCCACCTGTGTCTGACTTCGTCGTAACTGAGCGCCGCCATGACTTCCACATTCGGCAGATCGAGCATCATCTCTCGAACGGCGCGCACGTAGCTTGTGCTGGTAAGCCAAACAATCCTCGACTCCGTCTTCGCCAGTTCTCGGATGAGTCCATTCAAAACCAGTGCGTCGCCAAACTCAAGGTGCCCGGCGACAAGCAAACTGTCTGGAGGTTGCGGTATCACTGACCTGTATTTTTTGGCCCGTAAACACAATGGCCTACGTGCCCCGCAATCAACCCCATGTCAATGAAGACCTGATGACCGGCCTCGCGCGCCCGACGACAAAATACAACGTCCTCCCCCATACCAAGGGATGAATTCTTCTCCGTAGACTTCACGATGCCCTCAAGCATCTCGTAAGCCTTGAGCGCCTTGGTCCCATCCATCGGTCCATCCTGACCGAGCATCTGATGGACTCGTCGCACCCCATCCAGTAAGTTATGCTCTGAACTGGTGAACCAATTTCCCCCTTTTCCGTTGGCACCACGCGCCAACACTGGGAACTTTTTCTCGATGTCCTCGTAAACAGATCGATGAATCAGCATCGCTCCCGTGCCCACCCAATTCGTAGCTTTGATTACGTCGTGGGGGCCGGACCTAGCGTAAGCGGATTCTGAGGCGATTGAACCCTCCGCGTATACAGGAGGACCGTTACGATGGCGACCAAAATAAAGCGCACCAATAATCGTCTTCCCGTGAGACATAAGCCGGTCGAGAGTGTTAAACGAAGCAAACGGATCAGGATACCAATTCCACCCCGTATATGCTCGATACCACTGCGCATTGCCATAAGGCAGCAACATGTCATCGTCCACGGTGAGCATCCATTCCATGTCGGATTGAAGAAAAACGTCAGCACAGCTATTACGACTGTGCGCAATAAAGGCATCCCCATAATTCAACATCGACGCGGTGCGTCGTCGGTCAATTAACTGCATGACCGAAAAAGCAGTGATTGGGTTGATGGTCTTAGACCAAGGCATGACGATCATGATCTTCTTGCCGAAGACCCGGACCGTGGACATTGGGAGCGCCGGAACACCCGGCGCTCCCTCTGTGTGATCGCTGTGCATTAACTCGCGTTACGCTTCTCGCGGATGTCGCGAGCGATATCGTCGAGAGCTTGCACCGTAGGACGAGTATCGATTTCGCCTTCTTTGACCGTCGAAGGCGGTTTTCCACCGGGGGCCGCGCCAGTCTGTTCAAGGCGCGAGACGCTGGCACCCTTGATCTTGTCGAGCTTGCCCTGAAGCTCTTTGATTGTGGCGAGATGCCCGTCAACCACTTTCTTGTGGTCAGCCTCGATGGACGCCAGCCGAGCTTTATCAGCGGCGTGAACCCGTTGCGTTTGAAGCAACTGAGCCATACCGGCCAGAAGGATCGCACGCATCTCCGGGGAGTCGTCGTTCAAGGCACTCGTGAGTTGCTCTTGTGTCACCTTGACAAACGCATTGTGCTCATCGGCGGCTTTCTTTGCGGCCTCGTCCGCTTTCGCGTCAACGGTTTTAGGTTTCATCCACTGAAGCGCCTCACTCGTAAGAAGCCGGTCAAAGGCCCCCTGCGTGGCTTTGTTGTGAGCCTGCGCGGATTCGCCAATGGACTTCTCCCGCTCCTGAAGATACTGGTTGATGTTCTCCTTGGCAGAAGCGATGGCCTGCTGCTTGTTATGCTTGGCCATTTCAATGTCGGCAATCTTCGACTCGACCAATCGCTGAATCGTCGGGTCTTTCACGGCCTCGAAAATCTTTTCGAGCTTAACGTTGTCAGGCCCGCCGTGCTTCTTGATCTCAGCAATCACGTCATCGGTGACGACCGGGGACTTTTTCAACTGCGCGTAAATGAATTCACGCGCGGCGTCAGCCGCCTTGTCAAACTGTTTAAACTGCGGATCAGTTTCCACATCCAGACGAGCGCGGAACTTCCGAAGTTCCTCGATCTCTTTCTCCGTCTCCGGCGTGAGCGGCTTGCTCTGCTTGACGGTGCTCTCCAATTCCGCGTTACGTTTCGTCAGTTCTTCGATCTTTGCATCACGGGCCGTAATCTCTTGCGCCGCCTTGATCTTAATCGTAGCGAACGCTTCCGTGGACTTCGGGCTGGCGTTCGGTGGCAACGTCGGCGTGTCTTTGAAAATTTCGTCGGCGCGTTTCTTTGCCACTTCGGCTTCCGCAGCCTTGGCCGCAGCCTCGTCTTGCGCCTTTTTCTCGGCGGCAAGCTCGGCCTCGGTTTTCGCAGGCGGTGTCGCATCGTCTTTTTTATCGGGTGCCGGAGTCGCGTCTTCGTCTTCCTTTTCTTTCTTCTTAGCTTCGACCAAAGCGTCGAGTGCGTCAGAAGGAGATTTCAGGTCAACATTGTTTTGAGAGTGGACATCCTGATCTTTCAGTTTTTGAGCCACTTCCTCATTGTTTTTGCTAGGGTCGGGAAAACCTTCGCCCGTTTTGTTTTCGTCTGGCATATGAGTAGGTTACGCGTTTGATTTTTGACCATCCGTCCACGCCGCGTCATTTTCGAGGGCCGGATAGTTTGTAGTTTGGTTCAGTTCGACACTATCGATCTGTGGCCGAACTGTAAGCGACAGAATGGTGCGAACGGCATCCGAAAAGCCGCGCACTTCCCCGCTCCGAATGAGCACTTCCGGGATTTCGCCTTTGGGCAAATTCACGGGAGAAGCTTCACACAGCTTCGGAAGAAATCGTTTTCCTGTGGGTGTGGCTAGAAACGCACGAAGGTTAAGTTCGTCGTCACTCGACCAATCGAGAGGTTCGTTTGTAATCATGGTAGGTTAAGAATTTCACTGGAGTGGAATGTTAGGATCGATACCGGCAGCCATCGCCTGTTCTTCCATCATCGCGGCTTGATCGAGCGCCGCAGACTCTTGCTGAAGCTGCGCGGCCTGCTGATCGAGCGCCTTCAACTCCGCTATAGCCTGCCCGGCTTTCTTGACGAGTTGCGCAATAGGCGCGAGTTGTTCCTTCGTGGCCACTTTCTGCTCGACGGCGCGATTGTAATGCTCTGTGATATGCGCGAGGACCGCTTCCAAAACTGCCGTATCCGCGCCGCCCTGCATAAGCTGCTGCGCCATGCCTTCGGCGACCGGCACCATGATCTCCAAATGGATCATGTGATTGTCCCGAGGACTGACCGGCACCGGCTGCGCTTGCGTGAGCAACGTCATTTCCAACTGCTGCAACCGCTTCTGCTCCGCTTCCTCAGTCGGATCATTTGTCGGCAACAGCACACGTTTGGCGAAGTCAGAACCAATTCGATTGGTAAGGTCTTCGACTTCAAGCTGGCGTTGATTGTAAAGGGGGTTGCCGCGTTTTTCGGCGGCGATAGCGACCACAAGTTGTCGCTCGATAGGAGTCAGATCAACAATCGAAGCTGCAACCGGCTGTTTCGCGAGCACATCCAGTTCTTCGCGAGTCATGTGCTTCAGTAACTTCTCCTGCGCAGCTTTCGCATCTTTATCAGCGGTATCCGGGTCACAAATACGGCGCTGCATCGTGGCGATCAAACACGTGAACTGATTAAGAAAACGAGCGATCTTCGCGTCGCGTCCTTCTTCCTCACGTTGCGCCAAAAGCGCCCACGCCTGCGGAGACCGAAAAGCTTCGCCCTCAACCTTCGGGGTGCTGACCGAACCGATGAGTTGATCGGCGAGCGATGAAAAATAAGCGTCGAGTTTCAAGAACGGCTCGACGTTACCGTCGATTTTCTGTTCGAGAAAGGTCCAACCAGTCGGGACGATAGCCATCGCGCCCACCACGGACATCTTGAACTGATTGATTTTCTTGATGTCCCCTTGCACGAGCGTTTTTCCCGACATGATCGCGCGATCCACAACTTCATTGCGCGCGCGGTCGATCATCCCGGCCAATTCGTAGAGATTGCGACCAATCCCCTTGCTGCCGTGCATGGTGTCATTGCCCTTCTCGTATGAGAAGAACGCGAGACAGTCCTGCATACTGTCAAACCGGTCGTCGTGCTCGAAAATCAGCTTGTATTCATCGCCCACGAATCGATAGTGCGAAACTTTGCCCGTAACCTCTCGCACGAGCAGCGAATAGATGCACACGACGCTTACTCCGGCCATGTAAGAGGCACCGATGGTCAATTCGCGCTGCGCGTTCTGATACCACGCTTCGATATTACCACTCGTCCCCAATCTCTCGGCAATTTGCTTCGGCGCGGCCTTGTTGATGGCCTCGCGGCACGCGTCGAGCTTCCAACCGACTGCCTTGGCGGCATCGGCGTCCTCGATCATCGCAAAAAGTTCGTGCGGTAAAAGATTTTCCCGTAAAACCACGACTTGTGCAAAGTTGACGTTCTGTTTGGTCCCATCGGCGAGGAAAACTTCATCGCAGCGGAAGTGCTGCGGCATAAAGTTGTATTCATCCAGCCATGCAAGGACCGTAGAACCAAAAAGGGAGTCGTCGAAGGCGATGTTTTCGAGGGTCGTCGTCCAACCCTTCTTGTTGCGAATCGTCTTTGTAATCGTGTCACGAAAAGTTTCCGTTTTCTCGACCGAGTTTTCGTAGGAGTCCGGCAGGGACGAGTCGGTGAAGTATTTCAGGCCCCCAACGGCCTCAGTGAGCCGAGGGAAGACCTTTTCGATCAAACTGGCGAGGGGTTTGGTGCTGAAATTCTGCCGCCAGCCCAGTCCGTCCTGTTCGAGCTTCTTCGAGTCGTAAGGTTTCTCGGAATTATACTTGGCGAGGATGCGGGAACTGACAATTGCGCGGTTTCGCCCGGCCTGAATGACCTGTTTGACAACTTCGACGCCCATTTGGACGCTGGTGATCGAACGCCGAGTCGGTTCGCCGGACTTATTGATCTCCGGCGACTCGATTAGGCCCCCGGTGAAGTCTTTCGGGGGCTGAGTTGACGGCTTTGTTTCTAAAGGCATATCAGGTCGTTAAAACAGTGCCGAATTATTGGCGTTTCGCCAACGGCTTTTTGATCCACACCCTCGGCCACTTGTCAAGGGGACATTTTTCGGTGTTCATGGCAGTCTTCGCCTCTGTAAAACATCCGCACTTCAAACACTGCAACTCCATCGGGTCAAAAAAATCGCACCGCTCACAAATTTTATGACGCTGTTCACTTAATTCGGTGGTAGCGAGCACCTTAAACCCAAAAAGCCGAGCGATGGACACCCGTAACACGGCGGCGAGGGCACGAAACGGCATCATGAGAAGCATTTTCATACGGTTTTTTGCTTTCTCCAACAGAACGACGGTAGCTCGGCGTCATTCACGCGCACCTGATCGAGATGCACGGAAGTCGCGGAGTCTTCCCCTAGCACATTGCAACCGTTTAAACGACCATCAGCGACCCGCTTGCCCAAAATTTCCTCACGGGAAGCCCGAACTGCGGCCTTGCATGACCCACAGCCGCTCGGATACGGTTGATTATGCGGGCAGTTCGCACAAACCAGCGCCCGCGCCTTCGCTTCTGTCTCAGAAACGTATTGCTGCTCTCGCTCGGCGCGCGCTTTTCGTATCGTGTTGAACCATTTCAGCACCCGGCCCTTGAGCGAAGTCTTCCGCAACTCCGCTTTCACCTGCTCCGGGTTCTCGTCATGACACAAACTCTCGTTCCGCTTGCACGCTTGGTCATGAATTTCCTGCTCCGGGTTTCCGGGCGGCAATTGATTTCGTTTTCGGTAAGACCTGACCCTAGAAACAACCTCCGTCCACGACTGGCCACGGTGCATCGACTGGTCCTGCTCGATAAAAAAGTATCCGTCCTTCGGATAGAGGTTGACGTTTATGCGTTTCATTCCACCCCCAAATAATCGCTGCGGTTGGAAGGGTCAATGTAGACCCCATTCTGAACATCCCGGCCAACCTCCCACCAATCATCAAACCCATCGTTGGCTTCCACGTCCACCCCCCGCATCGAAAGCGTCACCTGAGCCCCCCGGCGCGCAGCCAGCACAAGCAGTGTGAGCGAGTCCGCATCGTCCGGGCTGGCGTAGCCACGGCTCATGTAATCCTTCTTAGACTCCACCCGGCGCTTCGCCCCCGAACGAAAACGGCGCTGCGTCACCTGTTGCGTCAGCTTCGAAAGATCAATCGCAGGATTGATGAGCATATACCCAAACTCTCCGAACGCGCGCAACGCGAACCAAAGCTCCGAGCAAATGCATGATCTTTCCTTCGCTGGGAGAGCCGTAAAAATTAATCTCGTGGATCGCGGACGACCACTCATACTTGATCAAGTCCGACACGCCGGAGCCGTTGCCCGTGCGGTCGATAGCGAAAAATTCTGGACGCACACCCGCGTGCTTGTTGATGCGCAGCACTTCCTCTTTCATCGCGATGGTGTCACCCTTCGGCAGCACGAACTGCTGATCGACTGACAGACCCCAGCGTGGAGTCACCTGACCCATCTTGTCCTTGAACATGACCGTCAACCCGTTGGGGTGCTCGATTGACGGCGGCAGCTTCTTGCCCGAGGCGCGGCCCCACGAGCCGAGCGTGTAGCTGGCGGCTGCGCCACCTTCGAGCGCCGTGTCGAGCGCGCCTACCCGGATCGGTTCTTCATACCATACAAATTCGCCACGCCACTTCGGGAACATGCCCGGAGGAATGACGGTAAGCTCGACGCCCTGCGGAGGATACGCGCCGCGCCCCTGCGTGAAATACCCCGCCGACTGCCGACCGCCACCGTTCTCGGCAATCTTCTGGAGCCCCGCCCGAGTCTGCAAGCCGGGATACACCGTCTTGCCCTGCACCACGTTCTCACACTTCTCGCCGTCGAGACGCAACACTTCCCAGCCACGAATCGACTTCCATCGGAAGTGCTGATCCACGTCGAAGTTTTCCCATCCGAACTGTGGCTCAGCACGCTTGCCCAACTCGTTGCTCTGGTCCGTGGGATTGTAAGCGCCGAACAGTTTAAACGTCTGTTTGCCCGCGCCCTCGTCTTCGACTTGCGACAGGATGTTGTCGATGTCCTTCCACAAACCCTGCGGCACGTTCTCTAACTCGTCGATGAAAATGAAAAGGCGCGACAGTGGACCAAAGATCGGATGCGGCTTCGGACGCGGCTTGCGCTTCGTTCCTTGCAAACGACCGGACTTTTTATTCGAGCCAATGGGAATGACAACGCCACGAATCGCGGACACCTGATTGCGCCGGTCCATGCCAATGTAGAGATCGCCGACTTCGCCGGGCATCGGAAGCTTCGCGTCGCGATGCAGCCCGACCAGATGCGAAAAAAGATTCTGTTCCAAGTGGGACTCGCTCGGGCCGACGACGCGCACAGCGGTCCAGTTCGGGTCGCGAATCCATTCGAGCATCAGCCGCACGCCGAAGGAGTAAGACTTCGACATGGACGCTGCGCCCATGATCAGCCCGTTGCTCGCCTCATCAAACAGTCTCCAGATGTCTTTGACCGACTGCGGCTCCGGGGAGAACTGCGTCGGGGTCCAAAGAATCTGCGCGGCTTCCTCCATGCCGCCAGAGTTGAGCAGATAGTGGAGATAATTCTGGAGCACCGGCATCACGTGACGCGGGTCGTCGTTCGTGATTTTGACCGGGAGTTTGCAGACCTCGACAACGAACTGAGCGGCTTCCCTCAGTTGCTCCTTGTGGACCATCGCCGCGACACGCGCAGCAACTTCTTTTTGAAAATAGTCAGTCAGCACGTCGGCGGATAGCTTCCATTACGTCGTCAGCGTCCCAGTCCGCAAACCGCAGCAACGGGAGACTCGACGGAGGGGTGTGAAAATCGGTGCAGATATCGAACCGGTAGTCAAGCTTCGTCATGACGGCTCGCTTTTTGCCAATCTGCCGGAGCGTGTCTCGACTGATCGCCACGCAGCCCGGATAAAACATCACGCCGCCAGCGGCCAGCCGCTTCGGCTCCAGACCAAAATTGATCACGTTGGCCGAGACGAGCACGCCCGGCTTGTTGTAATGCTTCACGGCGAACAAGGACTTCGTGAGACGGGTAAACTTGCGCCGACTGGCCAAATGTTCATCCGCCATGCGATCTGTGAGCAGCAGCGGAGTCCACCCCCACTTGCGCCAACTCTCAGACCAGAGCCGAATGAATCTTGCTTGTTCCTTCGGCGCGTCCGCGTCCGAATTGTAGTAGGTGTAGACGATCATATCTCAAAACGGTGCCGGGGCTAGTCACGTTCATAACAAACGCCGCCCCGGCGTCAACAAAAGAGAGCGGTCAAGCCGCTCGGCGGCGTCATCTCCATCTTCTGGCCGACTGTCCCGCATTTAAGTTACAAGGAAATAGTGCTAAGCAAATCCCGTGCCGTCCACAAAAATCAAACGGGCCGGGGTTTTTGTTATCCCCGGCCCGCAAAACAATTTGATACGTCAAAAGTGTGTCGATTACTTCATAGGCGACTCCTTTCCGTGGCGATTTAAGATTAATGCCATTATCATGTTCGCCCAAACAGTGTCATGCTTGGGCAAATTTGTCAACCCTTTTTTCCGCCATGGCCGTTCTTGTAGCCCGGCTCTTTCCCGTTCATAATACGGGCCAGCCGCAACTCACATTGTTCCTTGTGACGAGCTTTTGCTTGCTCCACAACATCCTCGGGCCGGACGCCTTTGGATTTTACGTATTGGGTGTATGCTCCGCGCATGTTTGTCCTTTCATTGTGTGTTTAGAATACTGGTAGTGAACCGTTTTACGATCCCACGGCTTCCCAGTAGGGGAAGGCAGCGCGGACTCGTTAAGAAAATTGGCGACGGCTTGAAACGTCATCGAAGAATCGCGCAAGGCGATAAGCTGGTTGACCACTTGACGCTGACCATTTGTGGCCCCATACGGCAGCGGACCCTCGCACCGGCCCGTCGTTTTTCGAATCCGGTCGCGAGCCTTGGCCAGCTTCAACACCAGTTCGCTTTTCTGCCACTCGGCGAGCGCGGCCATGAATTGCCGGATCAGTTTTCGGGTTGGGTCTCCGGCGTCCGAGGCAACGTCGATCAGCGCCTCATGATCGCACGCGTAAACTTTGATCCCCCGAACCCGGCACTCCTTCAAAAGCATCTCGCTAACCATGAGATCGCGCGCGAGCCGGTCCATCCGCTCAACCACAATGACACCAATTGGTGTCAAACCTTGCGAGACATGCGCGTCGTGAGTCTCGATAAACTCACGGAACGAAGGGCGATCCATGCCCTCCCGTTTTCCTGACACTGCCTTCTCGAAAAACTCGCCCGCGAATTCCAGACCGTGTTGCGCGAAAAACTTGTCGCATGCGTCACGCTGGCGGTCCGGGCCGTCGCCGTTTAGTTGGCCCCGGCCTGACACGCGGATGTATCGATAGGCTTTCATGTCAGTTCCAGTAATGAGGCGGGCGCTTCCAAAGAAACCCGCGCGCTTCCCACCATCGGCGGGAGTGACGCGTGGGCGTGATTTTGTGCCCGACCACTTTTCGTTCGTTGCGGTCCACATAGACCGCAACCGCAAAGCCGTTCTGAGACGGCTGGACCATCGTTACTAGGGTGCTCATTTACAGGGATAAGTATACCAGAAGGCCGCACCCAAGTCAAGCCCAAATATTCACCAACCCTTGAAAGTAAACCGGCGCAGAGACTTCTTAGGCTCCACCGATTTCTTGCTCTCGGGCGGCTCTGGCTTGGTCGCAGGCACGGATTCATTCTTTGGAAGCTTACTCTTTTCCACGAGTTTGTCAAGTGCCGAATCCTCGGGGCTGAAATCCCCGTAAACGGCCCAATAAACGCTATCCCGGAACGCCACTCCCCGAATGGTTCTGAGCGGCACGTAAAAACACACGCCCGGCTGACGCGGCCAGCCCACGACGATGCCAAGGATTCTGCGAGAGTCATGCGAAAACAATGGACCCCCGGAACTGCCCGGCAGAATCACCATGTCGGCCTGATCGATTGATCTCCAGATGTTACCGCCGTCAACCCCCTGTTGCGAAACGCGACCCCACGACACTGAGTCGTCCATCGACCCGAGAAAATTCCCGACATGGAAAACCTCCGCACCGATGTCGCGCTGCCCAACGTCGTCGAACTGCACGTAGTTGAAAAATCCTTCAGGAGCGTCGAGCCACAACAGCGCGATGTCCTCGGCGGGCGCGCGCATGATCACGCGAGCCTTGAATGACACTGTGCCGACTTTGCGATACTCGTTTCGCACTTTGGTTTCGACGACCACTTCATCGCTGGCGGAAACGACATGCGCCGCCGTCCAGATAAACAGCCGTGTGTTGCCTTGCGAATTCGTGCGTCGCACCACGGCACCGGAGCCCGTTCCTTCGGCGTCCCGGAGGATCACCGTCGCGAGTTGTTCCTTGCCATAATCCCGGTGCTTCTTTTCGAGAATCGGCAAATGACTGCCCACGAGAAACGCGACGCAGAACAACAGGACCGCGCCGACGACGTAATACCGAAAGGTGTTTAAACGACTCATACCTTTTCATTCCTTTCGGCCACACGAAAACCAAGAATGGTCCCCCCGTTAAGCCCCAGCACCGCGATCAGAGACGCGTCGATCCCGACTAGCGTGCCCGCTTTAACGCACGCGATGATCCACATGGTCAACACGGCGGCGGTCCAAAGATGGAAATGCACGAGAATCGGACTGAAACGTCCCTGCCTATCACAAATCAATTCTTGCAGCTTCATAACAAAAGGGGGCTGCCCGTGAAGGCAACCCCCAGTGAGGTTTACAGCCGGGCGCGCGTCTTATCGACGAACGCATCAACAGCGGCTTTCTTGTTCTTGTTGGCGCGGAAGAACAGGTAGGAGACCACGGTTCCAACGACAACACCAGCAACGAATGCAACGATTACCATAACAAGGTAAAAGTGCTAATATCGGAAGTCGTCGTCAACCGGAAAAGAGAGGATCACTAAGCATGCAAGCAGAGCAAATGCGGTGCTCGCCGGGCCGAGCAATTGAAAGGTATGGACCCCTAAGAGTGTAGTAATTTGGAGCGTAAATGCGATTGAGGCACCGGTCACAGTTCAGCTTTGCGCCCACCAACGAGAGCAGTTTTTGAGGCCCGGAGTTGTTCGATGCGCCGGATTGCAACGCTCGCGTTGATCCTGCGGTGCGTGAGATACTCGTTCCACGCGTCCGGGTTCGCGTCGAGCAACGACATGATCGTTGCCCCTTTGCCACCACGCTTGCCTCTGATAGTTTTTTCAAGCCGCATGTAAAAAATAATCGCACGAGTTGCTACCTCGTGCGTTTGTCAAGAGCCGGGCGACTACCCACGTTTCAGCACGAAGCCGGAAGTCGATCTCCAGCGTGCCCTCTTAATCTCACTCACCGCGAGACTGAGTGATCCCGTGTTAATGCTACCATTCTTTCTCTCGGCCACGTTAGCCAACGCCATGTCTCATGACTTTGGGGAGATATTTAGAATCTCTGTCGGAATATTACCGAACTGGTGCGGTCACTCAAACAAATTGGGAGCGGGAAAAGGATTTGAACCTCCGACCTTCAGGTTATGAGCCTGACGAGCTACCAGACTGCTCCACCCCGCCATAAAAGGTCGCGCGAACCGGATCACCCGGTATCTCCGATGCCTCGGCATGTTACCGGTTATGCAATTGAACAAGCCCGGTTTTTATCACTATCGCACGTTTCAAAGATCAAGGCGGACCCAAGGGTATTTTCACCCCTCTCCGGCGTCGGGCCTTGCGGCAACACCGACCCCTGTTTTCAATTCACTAAACTACAGGTCCAACAACGGCGGGTGGCTCTTTCGACTACTCGGCACTCAAGCCGACATTAGGGCCATATCAGCACACCACCCATCAAATTATTGGTGCAAGGAATCTTTTGATCCCTCCAACTTTCGTTGGACTCCAAATTGCACCAAACGACGCTTACCTCACTCTTTCGAGTGTCCAACCGCGTCGAAATTCTTACGGCGAGGTTTGTCGCCCGCCGTTTGCTCCCACCCAACTTTTAACGAGTAACATCGGGGAGCCGATCAATCTCATGCGGGCGTTCGCTTTTCTCAGGTTCGACAGATCACTCAGCGTATCCCGCTTCCAAGAGTATAGTGCCGTTGACACCAATTGGTGTCAAAGGAAATTTTGAAAAAACCTTCGACGGACGGAGCCCGGATCATGCGGAGATTTCCGCTTCCGCAAGGGAGCCCACGTGTGCCGGGCGACCCACTCCGAGATTTCGGTGCAGTAAGCGCCCACCAAACCGAGCACGGCCAGCGGCACGGCCAGCAGACGAAAAATATAGGTGAGCTTCCAATACCACGGCGCGTGACGGCGCTTGCAGTGTTTGCACGTGACGATCTCAGGGTTCCGCGTCACGCACTCGTCAAATAAAACGCTGTCGATGCCGCACCACGTAAACCGATGATGCTCAGGCCGCAGCAGATGAGTCTTGACCGGGCCGACCGAAACTTTGTGCTGATCTCCCATAAGGCTTTGGACTCCTTCAAGGCCACGCATCGCGACCTGATACTTGTAACGCTCCGGGTCGCAAACCGTGCAGATTTCGTAAACCTCGCAGCCGCAAACACGGGCCGAACCGTTGCAGCACTCGCGCTGGCAATCAGGATTACAGGCCACGTTCCACTTCCTTCGGCACCCGGAAGCCGATCATCACGCGAAACTCGAACAAGAGGAAGCACACATGCAAGTAGGTGATGAATGAAACTGGCAAGCCGGGCCGCGCGCCGGGGAAAAGCGTCGGTATAGGCCACCCGATAGTCGCGCCGAGATAACCATATCGCGTGCGGATAAGCTCAACTTCAATGACAGTGCCGCCGATTCTCATTCGAGCGTCGCTTCCCACAACGTTTCGAACGCGTCGATCATTTCCGTCCCGAGCTTTCCGGGCTCCGTTTCAGCCAAGAAGGCTTCCCACGCTTCGAGCACCTTCAACTGGCGCTCGTCATTGGGCAGCAGAACTTTTCGTTTCCATTGGGCGTAGGCTTGGGTGAGAGTCTTCATTCATCGTCCTTGTCGTTTAAACAGTGGTTAGCCGCAAGGATGCACAGCACCCACAGCGCGGCCATGAGCAGAATCACAATCATGACGTGGCCTGACAGTCGGGCGATTTGGCGTCCTGCGAAGGGGGCTCTGCTTCCATCCAGCCCGGCTTTGGACTACCCGTGCTTGCCAAGGCTTCAGCTTCGTCACGCATCCCCTCATTGACTTTGACGAAAGCAGCAAGTCGCCAATCCTTCTCAATGTCAGGATGTTCAATCCGCCATTGAAGCGCGTCATGCTGCAAAAGAAACTGAGGGCTGAAATACCGCGCACCACACGACAACTCGGCACGCCACCGAAACAACTCATGCCCTCCGGCCTTGCTCATCGACTCCAGCGTGATCGTCGTAATGTCTGATCGCCGGTTCGTCTGCTCGTCATTGGGCAGAGGAAAAATCCAGCCCCGAACCATACGGGGAGGGCACTCGTGTGCCTCCAAACAGGCAACAGCGCAAGCGGCAAGTTTTCGGATCATATGGCACACGGGCTCGTTCTCCATGTTCTCGACCCATGCGCTGCGCGCCTTCTCCGCGTAATAGCCGAGCAGGTTTATGTAGTCGCCCACCGACTTAGAGCAAGTCTCAGTGCCGTCAGTGTGCGGTAGAGACTTCTGATAAGCCCGCTCTCGGTCGATCTCCGTGTAAACTTTGTCTCGTGTCATAACTTTGTGACGTAAACTACGCCGACTTAGAACGCGGCTTTCAGCATCTCGGACTCGGAAGATCATGAACGTGACGATTAGTCCCTTGAGGACGAATGTCGTCGTTGGTGCTGCCGATGCCGGTGACTTTCCCATCGGCTGCGAGTTGCAACGGCTTGTTCTTGATCTGCGCGTCCAAATCTTTCTGGAGTTGCGCCAAAACGTCGGCTCGCCTGTTCGCCGTGTCGGCGGGAGGGTCCACAATCGTGTTGGCCGGATTATTGCCGTTCGGGTAGGGATGTTGCGCGCCGAGGATGGCAAGGTCTTCGCCCAGCCAATGCCGCGCCTGTTGCATCGCGCGAAAAGCAAGGGTGCGCTCTGGCGACCTATACCCGCGCGCCCGAAGCGCAACAATCAGCTTGTCCAACGCCAACCGAGTTTCTTTATCAAAAGTGATCTCGTCTAAACGAGCCTGTTCTGCGAATTCAGACATTGTTTGTTGCACGCGGAAACAGTGCCAACGGGGAAGCCTCGATGTCAATTTTTTATTTCTCGAAGATGTCACTAAGCGGAGCGCGCGCGTCGACCAAACCCCCAAGCCGTTATCGTAAAAGCTGGCGATCCGACCCTCTGGCACGATACTTGCTAAGTCCCTGTCGGCTCGCCAGATCGCCCGTTGTCAGGGGATTTACAGTTAGTTTGACAAATGGCACGATTCCTGCGCCCGAGACAGTAAACTCTGGACAGTAGTTGACCATCTAGTCAACTATTCGGCACGTCTCGGGAGAGTTTCGCTTAATCAAACAGTCTTTGGGGATACTAAGAAGATTAGTATCAACTAACAATGTTAGACGAGCCTAACATTCTTCGATTGAACAAAGAACAAAGCCGGGACAGCGTTCGAATCAAACGCGTTTCAAGATCAAGAGCTTCTTGCAACGTCATCCCTCCTTTAAGCTCAAGGATTAAAACGTGCCGACCCGCTTTTCGCACCTGCCCAATCCACTGCGTAAGCTTTTCATTTTGGCGAGAGTGCCAATGCAAACTCAATCGCTTACTCAATGACATCTTCGTCGATCCGATATAACGATAATCTTCAGGCGAAGCGGAATCAACGAGACAGTAAACTTTATGAATCAGGCACTCGTTAGTGATCATCGCTATTCCGAACATCCTGCACCAACTTCTTCGCGTGCGCCTCTTGCGCCTGTGCGAGTTGCGCGTCAAGTAGTTGCGCACGAGGATGCAACGATGAGCCCGCCTCTGACATTGCCTTCGCGATCTGCGCGTGCAATTCACCACCGGAACTGTGCGGGTCCGCGTGCTCGTCGCGTTTGATTCGTTCTTGCGCGGTATCATTGAGCGCGAGATATGAAAGCGCCTGAGCCTTCTCGATGGCGCTGGCAAGGTCTGCGAGTGCGCGCGTGCTAAGCTTACTCACTGCGGTGCCGTCCTTCAAATGCCCGGTCATCAAATATTCTTCGAGTTGTTCGTCAGTGAGGTTAGAAAGTTTCTTGATCATTCGCTCACATACAAGACGCATGCGATGAGCTTGAACAAAGTTCATTGCCCGATTGAGCGCGCGCTCCACATCACCGGGGCGTTTCGATTTCTTCAGTTCGATGATGCTACGCAGTTTCGTCAGCCATCCATCGTCCTCGGCCACCTTCAGAATCGTGGCCGGTGATAAATTCAAAGCGTGCGCGGTCTGCTCCACATCACCGCAGAACGCTGCGAACAATAGGAACGCATTCTCTCGATCAAGCAGGACAAGCTCCTGCTCAATTTGCTGGATCGTTATTACGGGCATTCTGTTCTTTCCACTTGCGGCGCTCATCCTCACGCAGACCCTTGCGGGCCTGAGCATTCAACTTACGAATCGCTTCGGAGCTATTCGCAAACAATCGATTGTCGTCCTGTTTCTTCGCGGGCTTCGCCATCACGAAAAGAGTGCCATGCGGTCACAGCCCGGCCAACTCATAAATACTTGCCCCTACCATGCCCTATCACTTTCAACTCTTATGGACCACTTTCCAATAAACAAATAATAATCTATACCATACTACGCGCCCAAAAATAAATAATACTATCATATACCAATTAATAATAAGTTGTTTATTGTAAACTGGTTCCTATGAGTTGAAAGTTGTATGGCATGGTAGGGGCAAGTATCGATCTTTAATCGGGCGATCCGGCGATCAGGCCCATAAACATTGACCTTCTGCCTCTACGTCCGTTCGTCCAGCCATCGGCACACGCTTGGGTAAAATAAGACTGGGTGCAATCTCAACACGTGGCGCTATGTTAGCGTAGGTGAAATAAATGTGGACGCAAGCGAGACAGATCAGCACCTTATTAGCATATGGTCGATTATGAAATCTCAGCCTTGAAACTGGACGACGTGACGTTCCAGACCACGGGCTCTATCGAAGAACGAATCAAACTGTTGATGACATCTCCAAAGGCAATCCGCAACGTCTACTCCTACTTTCGCGGATTGTTTACCGTGAGGATTTACCTCGGAGACCGTCAAGTGAACATCGCGAACGGCTCGCCACAGAAGTGCATCCGCATGGCCGACTGTGCGACGCTTTACTTCTGGCCGTATCGCCGGAAGCCCGACCGCGAGATCATCGAAACCGATCTGCATTGCGGCATCGAAGCCGCGCGCTATGAACTGCTCAACAACGTGGCAGTGCGTGACCAATTGGTTTACGTCGAAAACGTGCTGATTGGTAAAGGAGCCATTGACCCAGTCAACAAGCGCAAGCCGCGCGGTAGGGTGTCTCGCGCTGAGCTATTGACCGCGTGGGGCGACTTCAAAGGCGCTCTCGATAGCGCCAAGCTGCAATGTGTAGAAAAATCGCTGGGTGCCTATGAGACCGCGATTGTCGAACACATCGAAGTGACCCAAAAGCTGATCAACAGTATCGACCGACAACTATTCCCGATATGAGTGAAACCTACGACCAAGCCAACGCGCCGATGCGCCGCAAGGTGAAGACAGAACCGCCAGCGCCGCCGCCTCGGGACTTCGATAAGGAGCAAGGGGCGATCAATCAAATTCTGAACGCGCTCGCGCCGTTCCCGAAAGAAGTGCAGGCCACTCTCATCAAAACCGTGGTCGTCTTCAAAGACATTTACATCCCTCGCGACATATGATTGTCCATCTCAATTATTTGGGTTACTATCATCGGCACAAAACTGATTCGATCCCTCTGAAAGACAAACACGTCTACAAGATCACGCGCATCGAATGCGGTTTTCAGGTTCCTACCGGCTGGGATAACGGCCCTGTGTTTTCGCGCGTGGGTGATTGCATCACCGAAGATCAGGTGCTCTACGCCGTGAACAAAAACATTTCAGTGGACGTGATATGAGAATTTATTACGCGCACTGCATCGCTATCTATGACACGCCGCAGGAGCAGCGTGATATCGAAACGTTGCAACAGTTGGGCTTCGAAGTGGTCAATCCGAATTGCCCGGAGAGCGCCAACGGTTACAAGGTGCTGGGCATGGAATACTTCCGGCAGTTTGCCGACACGTGTGACGCAATCGCATTTCGGGCGCTGCCCGGTGGGTCAGTCCCGGCTGGCGTGTTCGCGGAGATTGGATTTTTTCGTGACAAGGGCAAGCCTGTGATTGAGTTGCCATCGTCGATCAATCTTCGCGAGATGTCCGTGGAGGAAACGCGCGAGTATATCAGGGAGTGCGGCGCGAGATGAAGTGCGAAGTGACCGGCCACCCGGAGGGCTTGTGTAACTGTCCGTTTCACAAAACCTCACTGCGCGCATTCGAAGATGAAGTCGAAGCTGCGCGGCAGAGTTATACTGATTTGGTTTTTCGTTGGCTGTCCGCGTGCCGAGATTTTCCATACGCGCAGCATCCGTTACCTACTTCAAATCTGTTGGCGCTGTGGAAGCGTCAGGAGATCATCGGCACGTGCGCGAGAGAGTTTGTGCGCAGCAATCCAGATTTTAAATATGAACCGCGTTGGTAAATGGCAACTCATCTGCCGCGCCCTTTTTGGCTGGTGCATCGGTAAGTATTGGGCGAACGAAAATGATCGATACGCAGCCGCGTTGATTGGGCTCATGATGTGTGACCTTGAGATCACGCAAGGGATGCTGGCGCGTAAAAAATATCTGTGGGAAAAATGCAAGTGGTGGGGCCGAGCGTAGCGAGGGATAGGGGAAACCCCTAGCCCATAGACAGCAGAATTTCCTCTTGCGTTTAAACGTGCTCCAGCGTAGTCTGTGGGCATGACATTTACAGAAGCACGCGAAACACTCGGAAGCCGGGACTCCAAAAAGATCGGGAACAATACGCACCTGATCAAGCTGCAAGACGCGGCTGGCCAGTTCTACATCGGGCTGCGGCTGCACAATACGGTCATCCTCGAATTTCATGAGGACCGGACCGTGGTCAGGACGGGCGGCTGGCGCACCGCGACGACCAAATCGCGCATCAATGAATATCTGCCGGTGGGCAACATCTGCCAAGCGGGCGGTGTCTGGCACTGGAATGATCACGAGGTTAGCGAATTCGCCGAGGGCGACGAGATCATCAAACTGGCCGGGGATTATCGCATGGCCGTGCGCGACTGCAAGGGGATGCTGAAAGGCACGTTCGCCAAGTAGATTTACGTATTGACACCAATTGGTGTCATTCTATAGGATACACGTATGACGACACTTCAAAAACTCATCGACGAAATCGTGGCCGATTATGACCGCGAATTCCGCGCGGCGCAATCGCACGCTGCCCTTTACCGTGCGTTGCAACGGTTTGAGGGCAAAACCATCAACAAGCGTTTGCTGAAGTATTACGAGGAACAAGCGCCGTTCCGCGTGAAGCGGGTAGATTTCGAATTTATTGCCGGGCTGCATTATCTGGACGTTTTTCCGCTTGAGGGCGAGCGCATCCGCCACTTTATCGGTTACGCGCAAGACTGGGCATGCTGTGATCCTTCCGAATTTGCAGAGCGCGACGCGAGTAACGGCGAAGCGGCGATCCGGCGAAATGACGAGCGACAAGCCTTACTCGCTGACCCGAATCACCTGCGCGTTCTGGCGAAGGCTATCGACCAGCACAACGCGGCATACCGACATGTTGAGGCGCTGACCGCCCATGGCATCATCGGGCATCAGGCGCATTACATCGCCGCGCGGATGCTGGAAGGCACTGAATACCACAAGCGTGCCGAGGACGAGGCCCGTGAGGCCCGGAGGCGCGAATAGGTAGGAATACGGTATTGACGTTTAAACGTTCTCATTGTAAGGTCTAGACATGATTGAAACAATAAATAATTGGAAGCCCAGTGTCCACAAGGCGAAGGGGCTGGAGTGGGGCAAGGTGGTGCTCATCGCCGACACTTTTAAAAACCGGAGCAAGAGCGAGGAAGAAGCCAACATCTATTATGTGGCCGTGACTCGTGCAAAGAAAACTCTGGTGTGGGGAGAAAAATAATATGAGAAAAGCTGATGAAATCACACTGCTGGACACCCTGATACAGCAGACGCCGCGCAACAGTTACCTCCGCTCCATGCTGGACCATTTACGCCCGCAGTTCGAGAGCGATATCCGCAGCGACTTTTCGACGCTGCCCGACATCGCCTTGCTGGAGTCCGAAGGCGTGGCACTCGTGGAGCAAAATGCCAAGTTAAAGCGGCTCAACGCGGACGTGGCGAAACAACTTCAGGATCAGCGACGGACGCAGGCGTATATGTTTAATCGCGTCAAAGCGTTGAAGGACGAAGTGATGCAAGCTGGCGCGATGCTCGAATCCGCTCTGGACAATTTCACAAAGGAATAATATGCCAAGATACATCAGGGACAATGCCCTCGACGTTTTCGCGAAACAATGCCGGGGCTCCGGCGCAGAGCCGAATATTTATTTCGTCATGCACGGCGGCGAGTGCGTGCTGGCCACGAAGGTTTTCAATGTCGCCAACAATCAATTTGATTGGCTGGTGCAAAACGGAAAATTGTCCGCCGTTCTGGCGGACCGGCGATCAGGCGATGTGGCCACTTACTATCCGGCGACAGGGCTTTCGGTCGATAGGCGCAATGAAGACTACTATCAGGCTCAAAAGTTTTGTCTGACCGAGCAGAGGGTAAGAGAGATGCGCGCCGTCGAAGCGCCGCAGATCGACAAGCCCGGCCAGTGGCTTGTGAAGCATGGCAGATTATCGGACACCTACTTTTATGTGCAACAGGTGCAGCGCAACGGCAAGCTGAAAGGACTCACTGTGTATTTCAATCACGACGCCAGATTTGAAGGCATGGCGTTGGGGCAGACCATCGAGAAGGCGAACGTTCCCGACTGGAAAGTGACGTATATCGAAACGGTGCGCGGGCTCAAACTCGACTCTTACCTCGCATGAGTGCTCCGAAGATCAGCCCGGAAAAATTCTTGTTCGAAAAGTATGGCCTGCGCCGTGGCTTCTCAAACGCCGACGTGTTCGATTGGAAAGTGGACGTAAACCGTAATCCTGCGGGGCATAGCAAGTTGCAACCCGGCGTGACGTTAATCGGCTGGTGCGACGCAAACCGGTTGCGAGTGCGGCCACGGACAGAGGGTTACGCGATTATGGTGGAGATCGACGGAGAAGAAATTTGGTTCCACTGCGACGAACACCCGGACAATTTATGAGCAAGAAAAAGAAAGACACGTTTCGCTCAGAGTGGGAGGCGGTCGAATATTTGAAGGCGCGCGGTTGGGTTCAAACCCGGACTGGCGAATTCATGCACACAAAAATCCATGGCTACTGGCGCGCCGTCTACAAGGCGGGCAAGGGCGTGTGGAAAACCAAACCACTTTAACAATATGGAAATCAAATACATTGAGCCGAGCGAAGACTGCATGAACAACCCGGTGCCGGGATACTGGCGCTGTTTACTGGAGTGTTCCGATGGGCGAATCGTTCAGGGTAGTGGGCCATCACAAGACTGCGCGATTATCCGGGCGACGTGTCAGAAGCAGGACCACGAAAACTTTTTGGCGTTGCCTGATACGGAGCGTCTGAAGGTTTTACTCGACGGCGATTTGCTCAGCACGGACGCCAAGGAAGCTATCAAGATTATAGGCAAGCTGGTGCTGAATTTGTGCGACCGATTTGGTAGCGAACCGAGATAACTTTATGGACAACGACTTAATGATTGGAGCGGCGCGTGCGAAGCGCGAGATTGTGCTGGAGGCAAAGACATGGCCTGACCACTTTAGGGTGGACCATGACGCGTTCTGCCGCGCGTTCGACAAGTTTCGGTTTACCCTAACTCAAGACTGGTTCTGGCTAAAGTCGGAGGATTTTCGCGATTCGATTTTCGCGCACTTCTGCCGTCTCTACGTCATGCTGAATTCGGCGAGCGATACGGAGCAGCGCGCCGCCGCCCGGATGTTCCAGCAGATAAACGAAACTTACACGGGGCGATCCTTGCGTCGCATCGACGAAGAATTCGAAGAAAACATGGCCAAGCAGGGGTTTAAATTCGTTGGTGTGGTGGACGGCATACGTCATTACGAGGGCAAGACCCTCAAGGTGCTGGCCAGTAAATCCCCTAGCTTTGCCTCGGTAGAAAAACAACGGAAAAAGCGTTGACGTTTAAACGCTCTCACTGTATAGTGTGGGCATGAAAGTTAACACCATAACGAAAGAGCAGCGCGACGAGATCGTGGCGCGCGAGGCGAAACTTCGGGCGTGGATGGGCAAGCGATGCAGCTACCACCCTAGCGAACTTCCGGCTGGTATTAATCCGCCGGATAACAACGAACGCGCGCAAGTGGAACTTTACGATTTCATCAACGACCCGCCTGAGAAGTATTTTCTCTACATCAAAGCCAATAGCGGCACGTATTACGGCGCGAGCGGCGAGGCAACCATCTGGACGGGGGTCAAGCTGGGTCACGTGCAGTTCGGTAAAACGTGGCGCGGCAACATGGGCGACACGCGGGTGTCCGTCTCGGTTTACGCCGTCAACGGTTACGTTTACCATGGCACATTTTTTAAGAGCAGTGGCGACTATGCTCGCGTCAAGATGTCGGTCAAGTCGAAGAAACGGCTGGTGGAGAAGAAGGGAGGCGCACAATGAAATTGCATGAGATCAAACACGACCTAAAAACGGCGCTCTGGTGCGGCCCTGCCGCGCTCAGTGCGGTGACTGGCAAGCCTACATCATACGTCGTTCAGGCGATCAGGCAGTCAGTCAACCCGGCATACCGCAACAAGCCGGTGAAGGGCATTAGCAACGAAATTCTCCGGCGCGCCGGGGAGCTTCTCGGGTGCGAGATGGTCAAGCATTTCGATTACGCGATGGAACACCGAAACATGTTCAATGCGCCACGTCCGCTTTTCCAGACGGTCAAATGGAATCCGCCTACCCTCGCAAAGTTCTGCCGCGACCACAAGGAACTGTTGCGCCACGAAATTTTGATCATCAACATTACGGGGCACTTCGTCACCGTGTCCGGGCGCAGCTTCATTGACAACCATACCGGCAAGCCGGTGCCGCTCTCTAAGGCCCCTTTTCGTCGTGCGCGTGTCCACGTGGCGTGGATCGTTCGCCCCGGTATGAAGCTGGACAAGGTCGCACCAGCGCCGCCTAAGCCGGTAGACCCTCACGCAAAAATCCGTCGCGAGTGCCGGGCTTTCTCGGAGCAATACGGCATCTCAATCGAGCCACACTTGCCCGGCGAGTATTGGGTTTACCCTCCTGATGGGCTGGGGACGGAAAAGCTCGACCCGTATTACGACGAGCATTTGGCTTACGATGGCTGGCCAGAGGTATACAAGCGCGTCCTTAAATACGTCTCGCTCGCCAAAGTTATGCAAAAATTTCGCGACTGCACAATCAGTGCCATCGACTTCGCCGCCGAAGTGGCGCGCATTAAGGAGGCCGCGTGAACGATACCGAACTGCTCCGAAAGTTACTCTCTTACTTCTATCAAGACAGAGACGAGCTTCATTGGGGATACGTGGAGGGACAAAGCGTTGGGCGGGTGAGTGATGACAAAGAATTTGAGAAACAACTAATCCAAAGAAAAAATGAAAAAGAAAATTAAGGTAACGTTTAAACGTGGAACTTCCAGTGCGACCTATCTCGTAGAGTCGCTGACAAACATCGGCGCGCTCAGTGTTGGCCCTACTAAAATGGTGCGCGTGGGCGACACGGTAACGTCGGCAGAAGTCGATTACGTTTGTGAGCGAAGCCGGGCGGAAGTCTTTATTCGCAATTAACTTGACACCAATTGGTGTCAACCGGCACTCTAAAGAGATGACCAAGCTCTACCATCTCACAAATCCGAACGGCACGTTGGTAAAATCAGCGTGGATTGCCGAGTCCAACATCGGGTCCACGCTGAACGTGCAGACGATTTACGGGAGCGACATTCTAGGGTATCGCACCTTGCGAGGGGCAAAGCAGGCGTTTGCATCGAACTTTCAGATCGGCGGCAAGTGGGAGATTGGCACACCACAAAGAGAACGGAGCGGAACATGAACGCCACTATGAAAAAGCAGATCGTCAACGGCGCGCTGAACTATGACATTCAGTGCCGCGACACTGGGGCCTTCATCACCGTCGCTCCCGGCACAGTCACTCTGAACGGCCCCGTGATCGTCACCACTGCGGAACAGGCGAGCACTCTCGGGCAACTGTTAGCCTCTTGCGGGGAGGCAGCGAAACAACTCCGGGACGGGGGCGAGCAGACCGTGCTTGACCTTTTCCGCGAGTGCTACGTGTGATCCGTGATGAAAATTTTTCAGCCCTTCCGATAGATTTTGGTGGACGCCGAAGCGATTCGGCTGGCACTGTTTCCGCGTGAATCAACAACCTACTCTTACTCGGGCAATTGCGGAACAGATCAGTCACGACATCGCGCGGTTGCAGGAACTTTCAAGCTCAGCCATCGCCACTCCTACTCGTGATCAGGAGATCAACGCGTTGCAGGGTCAACTCGCCAGTGCCCTTCTCCAGTTTGCCCCGGACTTGATCAGCGCGTGGTTCATCGTCAAAGCTGAGTATGAGCCTTTCATGGGCGCTCTGGCCACGGTGTTTAGCCGCATTAATCAAATCAACACGACCCGGCACATGATTGCAGCCAAGCAACAGGCGGCACAGCAGCAGGGTGAAATCGTCAAGGTCTTCTCGCCTAACTCGGAGCAGAAGTGAGTATCCTCGCCGCTACTCTCGTCATTGGAGTGACCATCGTTTGCGCGGTGTGGTGGGCTCGTCGCACCTACGTTCACTCGGCCCCGCCACCCCGGCCCGAAATCTATGACGCCATCACCCGGCCTGCTGTCGTGAAGGAGCGCACGCAACGTTACGTTTGTGGCTTCGCCTTCCACGGAGGCGGCACAGTGCGGCCAAGGGTCGTCCTGATTCGCAAGGTCAAGCCGGACTGGCAAGCGGGCAAGCTCAACGGTGTGGGCGGCAAGATCGAGCCGGGGGAAACATCCAAGACGGCCATGGCTCGTGAATTTCACGAGGAAACTGGTGTTCTCACTTTGCCGCTGGAGTGGGACGTGTTCGCCAAGATGCACTTCCCAAAAGCGGAAGTGACTTTCCTCCGCTACTTCGGTGACGCGGCAGCCGTTGCGCAGACGATGACAGTCTACAGTGCAGACCTCAACCGTCCGATTCGCGAGGCGATAGAGCATCGCCTTGTGCGCGGCATCGATGAAATCCCGGACGGTGCCATCATGCCGAATCTCCGGTGGGCAATCCCTATGGCCTTCCATGACGAAGGTGGGCGCGGTTTAGTCTCTATCGATTATGCAGAGCACAACTAAAACGGTTTATCTCGCCGGACCAATCTCCGGCTGCACCTACGGGCAATGCGTTGACTGGCGTCAGCAGGCCATCAGTGAATTAGCCGGGCATGGCATCAAGGGTTTGTCCCCGATGCGGGCTAAGGACTATCTGAAGTCCGAGAAGATCATCGACGGCTCTTACGAGGACTCGGTGTGCTCATCCGCGCGTGGCATCTACACGCGTGACAGGTTCGACTCGCTTCGCTGTGACGTGCTGCTTGTGAATTTTCTCGGCGCGACCCGAGTGTCCATCGGCACGGCCATCGAATTCGGCTGGGCCGATTCGCGCAAGACGCCGATCATCTGTGTCATGGAGCCGGAAGGCAATCCGCACGACCACCCGATGATCCGCGAAGCAATCGGCTTCCGTGTCGCTACGCTCAAGGAAGCTCTCAACGTCGCCATTGCAATCTTGAAATGAAAAAGAAGACTGGCATCACGGTCATACTAGCCGTCACGAAAGACGGCAGTGTGTTAGGCTTTGTGCCACCCGAGGCACTGATCGTCGTCCACTGGAAATCGAGCACCTAATTTATGCCATCATCCAAACCATTCACAAACTCCGGCAAAGACGCGTGGGGCGTTCAGCACGGCGCGGGCAAGGGCGACAAGCCGCGTCATGACATCGACAAATTCCGCGAAGGTTACGAGGCAATCACATGGCCACCAAAAACAAAAGGCCGGTTTCGAAAAGTGTATCGGTAACGATGGGCGACTTAACGAAGCTGGGCAATGATATGGCCCGCGCGTTCCGTCGCTCGCTGCCGCCCCGGTTGCGGCCCGGCACCAAGGCAAATTTTCGGTATGAGATGGCGCTGATCCGGCGCATGTTCAAACCGCGCCCGTTTCCGGCTGGGATGGGCTCAGTGATTTACGGTGTCCGGCGTGGGTAGATTTTCGCCTTGCTTTTCGCAGTCGAATAGCACATCTTACGAGCATGTATAGGCACTCGGTTCCGCATACTGTGAACCCGTTCACTTCCCAACCGGGAAAGAGGGTGAACAACAAGATCAAGTATTGCGCGCGTCATATCGGCGTGATGGCCAAGTGGTATGCGGAAACTGGTAACAAACTGTTTAAACGAGAAGCTGAATTATGGCAAGAAAAAATAAAATTAGTAAACGCAGACCGTCTCTGAAAATCAGAGTCACGCACGAAGACCGGCGCACGTGTAAAGAGTATATGAATCATACTGGGTGCTTGCTGGCGACGGCGATCAAACGCCAGTGGCCGAAAGTCCAAGGGCTCTTTGTCGGACATTCTTTCGCGCGTCTGAACGGCAAACGGTTTAAGGTCAACAAGCCGAATCGAGTCTCTGACGCATATGACAAAGGCCCGGAAGCTTTCAAACCATTTACCATTTCTCTGAGCCACCGCCACGACTATGAAGTCCTCTAAGCAACTCAAGCTCGAAGCCCGGCAACGCGCCACGAGTTTCGGACACATGCTCTCTCAGTTCATCGTGTCTGAGGGCGTCACGCTGGCGGTCTGCAAACGATGCCAGCGCAAGGCCGAATTTCAGGACGGTATGCTGGTGCTCCGGGCGGACGGCGCATTAACTGCACGTTGTAGTTGACATTTTCAATTTGGGACAGCACTGTATCTGAAATGAAAGTCATCGACCCCGGACACATGTATCTGTTGACTCGCCTCGACGTGGGCACGGGTTACATGGGCACGATGTTAACCTTCGTGAAGCGATGCGGCCCAAAATTCCCCGGTAACACTGGGGGAAATTATCCGGGGACGACACTCCAGAATGTTCTCCGGGCTTTGTGCGACCGGATGCGTTATCTCCAAAATCAGGTGTGGGCCGCAGAGAACGTCGTAATCCTTTTCGCTTTGCGGCTGTCGATTTGGCTGCTCGAATTCCGGGCGGCACGACGACATGGCCGCTCGTATTTTCACGGTCTGGACTTTGCTGAGAAGTCGCCCATGTGTTCTGAGTGCGGTCATACTGATTGTCATCATGCAAATCATACTCACTGAAGAAGAATTCGCGAAGCTCAAAGAAACGAAGGGCGTTTCAATCGGGGCGATTCAAGCCGCGAAGCAAGAATTCAAACGCCGGGTCGTTTCGATCATCGACCGAGGCGGTAGGTTTAACGCTGAAGGTTTCAACCCGAGTGGTGATCCTTTTGTGCGAGAGCTTCAGGCGGCTCTGTGTAAATTCGACGATGAAATTTCTGCTGCCATAGAGAAGGCTTAACGTGGACGTCGAAGAACTATTGCAAAAACTGCTCGAAGGTTTCTACATCGACGATGCCGAACTGCACTGGGGGTATAACGAGGGCTGTAGCGTTGGCAAGATTTTCGGCGCTGATCTTGAAAAAGCTTTGATCGAAATGATCAATAAACCAAAAACATGATAAACAAAGACCGGAAAATCGAAGGTCTTCGGGAACGCATCGCAAGCGCAAAATCCCCGGAAGACGTGACAAAACTTCTCGACGAAGGCGCGACCTACACGCAGGCATCAGAACGCACTCGTAACGCGTGGCGCAACACGGCGACGCGGCGATTGGGCGAACTGACGACAAAGCGACAGTCCGCCATCGACCGGGGGGCGCTCGATAAAGCCGACAAGGCCAACCGAGAACGCCAGCAACAGGCTCAAATCATCCGGGAAGGGGTGGCGGCGTGAACCGGAACTTTACACGAGCAGAGAATCGTCGTGCGATGCGGGCCGACCACAAAGCGAAAGCGCAGAGTTTGAAGCATCAGGTCAAGCTCGCCGACCGAGAAGGCATGCCTCTGGAAACTTCTGCCGAAGCCCTCATCGATTCGGCACACACCACGGCTGCGTTCCGTAAGGAATGCTTTCGCTCTCGGGAGCGGGTGTATGTTCCCATCGCCACGAAGAAGTCCGGCAAGCCGGAGCGCAAGGTCAGCGAGATGAACTTTTGCCAACTTGGCCGGTCTTTTCGCCGCAGCTATGCCAAGAGGCATCATCATATCCCGAAGATGTTTAAACGCATCATCGGGACGGATGAGAACGCCGAAAAAGTGCGTGCGTTCCTGTCTTCTGCCATCGTCGCCCATGATCAGCAGATCATTCGGGTGAACAACGAAATCGCGAAGCGTCACTCCAAGCATATCGCCGCCCAAGGCAGAGCGATGACCGAAGCGAGGCTGTGGTGACGC